AATAATGCTACTAAAAGATCAAGCTAATATAATAAAGACATTGAAACACGAACTAACACATGTTTGGCTATATGAATACGGGCATAATCAAAACGACGATAAAACATTCAGCTATGAAGATGTATGCGAAGTAGTTGCAAGTAGTAATGATTTTATAAATGAGATAGTAGATGAGTATTTTAAAGGAAATAAAAATTAATGGAATGCTACGCAGAGAATAAATAAAAAAATAGTTATTTAAGTTAAAATTTGACAATTTTTGGGAAAAGTATGATAAAATCCTTATAAAGGAGGAATAAAATATGGAAGAAAAAGAATTGGAATCAATAAAAACTCAACTTATGATTGCTTTTGAAATTCCTTTCAAATATGCAAAAATTGTTAATAAAGAAGGAATTGTTATTGAAGTTAGAACAAAAGAACAAGGGCACAATATAGAGCACTGTCATGTTACATATAAAGATAAAGAAGTTTCAATTTCACTTGTCGACTATAAAATTTTATCGAAAACAAACATGAATGAAAAAGAAATTACAGCTGTGCTTAAATGTGTCAAAAAAAATATAGAGACATTAAGAAAAGCATGGGAAAAATATCATAATAAAATTGAATTATAGGAACTTATACATTATAAGTTCTTTTTTTTATAGATAAAATAAACATAATAGGGAAAGTTATATTAAGTAGGTGAGCGAGGTGGCAAAGTATGACTGGAAGCAGTTAGAAAAAGAATACATACTAAGTGATTATAAATCAGTAAGTAGCTTCTTAAAAGATAAAGGAATAAAATCAAATGGAAGTACCAAAAATAGGACAAAAGGGTGGAAAAACAAAAAAGTACTAAAAGAGGAACAAAAAAGTACCAAAGTAATAGAAAAAGTACTTGAAAAAGAATCAGAGAAAGAAGCTAACGAAATAATACAAGTAAAAGATGTAGCAAATGATTTATTAAGTAAAATAGTACAAGCTAATAATGAACTTAATATACATATAGCAAGAAATAAGAAAAAGACAAAAACAGTAGAATATGACTATAAATGCAATAAGCCTAGTAAAGAAATAATAAATGAAGAGGAAAAAATAAAATCATATATAGATATTATAGACAGAAAAGGACTAAAAGAACTTACATCTGCATTGAAGGACTTAAATGATATATTAACTAACAAAAGTGAAGAAGGAAACAACGTTCAATCACTTGCTGAAACAATACAAAAAGCATATGAAAGCAAGGCAGGTGATAAGTAATGCTAACAACAGAAGCAATATTATATTATAAAGATAGACCAGTTGAATTTGTAAAAGATATAATTGGAGCAGAACCTGATGAAATACAAGCAGAAATACTGAATAGTGTAGCAGAAAATCAATTAACATCTGTAAGAAGTGGACATGGTATAGGAAAGTCAGCATTACAAAGCTGGCTTATTATTTGGTTCATGTGTACAAGACCATTTCCTAAAATACCTTGTACAGCACCAACAAAACACCAATTGCACGATATTTTATGGGCAGAAGTTGCAAAATGGTTAAATCCTACATTAAAAACAGAAATCGAATGGACACAAGAAAAACTATATATGAAGTCTAATCCAGAAAACTGGTTCGCAGTGCCAAGAACAGCAACACAACCAGATGCATTGCAAGGATTTCACGCAGAACACATACTATATATTATAGATGAAGCGTCACGGAGTAAAAGATGTAACATTTGAACCTGTTTTAGGTTCATTAACAACACCTGATGCAAAATTAATTATGTGTGGAAACCCAACTCAATTAAGTGGGTTCTTTTTTGATAGTCATAATAAAAACAGAAGTATATATAAAACATTTAAAGTATCAGGTGAAAACTCAAAAAGAGTTTCAAAAGAATACATACAAATGATTATAGATATGTATGGGTTAGATAGTGATGTATATAGGGTTCGTGTTGCTGGAGAATTTCCAAAAGCAATGCCAGATAGTTTTATACAACTTGACTGGGTAGAAGATTGTAGTGTAAAAGCATCCAATAGAGCATATCCAATAAATAGGATTGATATAGGTGTCGATGTTGCAAGATATGGTGATGATGAAACAATAATAAATACATTATTTGATAAACGACATCAACAACCATTTACTGTACTACATCATAACGACACGATGCAAGTTACTGGTACAATAGTACAATTAGTTGAAAGATTAAGAAGTCAATATATAGGAATACCTATTCATATAAAAATAGACTGTGATGGTTTAGGTGTTGGAGTATACGATAGACTAAAAGAAATAAAAGAAGAAAAGAAGTGGATTACAGTTAAATTATATGAGTGTCACTTTGGCGGAGCAGGAGGAAAAAATAAACAAGAAGAACCAGTTGAGTTCAGTAATTCTACTGGCTTAATGTGGGGATTATTAAGAGAAAAGTTAAAAAGACATGAAATAGAACTTATATACGATGATAAACAAATCACACAATTAAGTAATAGAAAATATAGAATAAATAGTGACGGAAAAATAGAACTAGAAAGAAAAGAAGAAATGAAAAAAAGAGGGCTAACTTCTCCAGACCGTGGAGATGCGTTAGTTCTTTCTTTATATGAGCCAAAACAAGGCGGATTATCAATATTAAAGTAGAGGTAATGATATGTTAAATATAAACAAAATTAAAAAGATAATTCAAAATGATGCAGAACGTAGAAGAATAATTGAATTAGAAAAGAAATACTATGAAAATGACAATATTATAAAAGCAAAAGGTGTATTACCAAGTGAAAGTGATCCAATGAGAAATGCAGATAATAGAGTTTCACATAACTTTCATCAACTTATAACAGATGAAAAAACAGCATATATGTTTACAAACCCAGTTTTATTTGATGTTGGAGATAAAGAACTAAACAAGAAAATAAAAGAAACATTAGGAGACGACTTTAAGAGTGAAAGTGCATATCTTTGTACTAATGCTACAAATAATAAGGTAGCTTGGTTACATTACTGGATAGAAGATGGACAGTTTTTATATTCAGTTGTTGAAACAGAGCAATGTTTACCAATATTTGATGGAAAATTAAAGAAGAAATTAATAGGGTTTTATAGATATTACCCTATTTTAGAAGAGACAGAAACAGGAGCAATTAAAGAATTTGTAATGTTCGAATATTGGGATGATAAACATTGCGAACAATATAAATTTAGAGGAAATTTATCAGGAACAGGGATTACATATTTATCAGCAGAATACCAAGAATTTGAACATGACTTAAAAGAAGTACCATTCATTGAATTTAAGAATAACCGTAATATGATAAGTGACTTAAAGAAATATAGAGACCTAATCGATATTTATGACAAAGTAATGAGTGGATATGCAAATGACTTAGAAGATATACAACAACTTATATACATCCTTGAAAACTATGGTGGAGAAAATCTAAAAGAGTTTCTTGGGGATTTAAAGAGATATAAAACAATTAAAACAGAAACAGGAGCAGATGGAAAAACAAATGGAGGTTTAAAAACATTATCTATTGAAATACCTGTTGAAGCAAGGAATAGTATATTAGAGATACTTAAGAAGCAAATATATGAAAGTGGACAGGCCTTACAACAAGATACTGAAAGCTATGGAAATGCAAGTGGTGTAGCATTAAAGTTCTTTTATCGAAAGCTAGAGTTAAAAGCTGGGCTAACACAGATAGAATTTGAAAAAGGTTTTGCTAAATTAGTAAGAGCAATAATGAAATCCTTAAAAATTGCAGATTGGAAAACAAAGACTATAACACAAATATGGACGAGAAATATGATAAGCAATGATTTAGAAAATGCACAGATAGCGGCTGAGAGTAAAGACACAATATCAGATGAAAGCATAGTAAAAAATCATCCTTGGGTAGAAGACCCAGAAGAAGAAATGAAAAAATTAAAACAACAAAAGGAAGAAGCACAAAAAAGACAACAAGAAATATTTGGAAATGCAGGAGGATTTCAAGATAATCACAACAATGAAGGAAATCAAGAATAGAGGTGATTGAATGGCTAGAAAACCTCTAGATTATTGGGAAAAAAGACAAACAGAGTTAATGAAAAGACTAGAAAAAGGTACAGAGAATACTATAAAAGGGTTAATAGAGTCATATGAGCAAGCTACTAAAAATATAAATAAAGAAATTAGTAAAATATATAAAAATTATAGTAAATCAGATGTGCTTGATAAAAAAGTCTTAAATCAGTTGTTAAACAAAAAAGAAACAGATACATATAGAAAAAATTTATTAACTACAATAAATAATAACATAAAAAATGAAGATATTAAGCAGAAGATGTTATTAAAATATAACTCATCTGCTTATTCTTTTCGTATATCAAGGTACGAGCAGTTACAAGAAAGTATAGATTTAGAGTTAAAAAAATTAGCAGATCTAGAACAAGAAATAACTAAAATTAGATATGTAGATACAATAAAAGAAGGATATTATCACAATATATATAATATTCAAAAAGCGGCTGGATTAGGTTTTAATTTTTCTCAAATAGATAATAGAACAATAAATCTATTATTGAGTGAAAAATGGACTGATAATGCGAATTTTTCTCAAAGAATATGGAATAATAGCGAAAAATTAGGAAATTATCTAAAAACACAGTTGACAGCAGACACAATGTCAGGAAAAACAATACAAAAAATTGCCTCTGAATTATCTAATTTTATGAATGTTGGTTTATATAATGCTACTACATTAGTAAGAACAGAAGTAAATCATTTTGCAAACGAAGCGGAAATGTTATCTTATGAAGAATTAGACATAGAAAAATATAGATTTATAGCAACTCTAGATAATGTGACTTGTAAGCATTGTGCAGAGTTAGATAATAAAGTATTTAATTTAAAAGATAGACAACCACGGCAAGAATTACCCACCAATACATCCGAACGACCGTTGTACAACAGTTGCAGTTTTTGATGATGACATAACAGAAGGATTACAAAGAAGAGCAAAAGATGAAAATGGAAATACTATGCTTATATCTCAAGATATGAATTATGAAGAGTGGTCAATGAAGTATATTCCAGAAAAATATAAAAAATATTATATTGACTCTAATTTACCAAAAACAAAAGTCACCGAAGACAGTATACTAGATAAACAGTTAGGCTTTTACAACGAGAATAATGAATTGAATTTTATCCCCAAAAGTAGTATAATATCTAATGTACATATTATTGCGGGAGATGGAACACAAACAGTATTCAGAAGCGCTAGTAGATATGCCAGAGAATATGGCGGAAAAGCACAAGAATGGACAAAAAAAGCAGGAAAAATAGAAAGTGACAAGTATGTATTTGACATACATTGGGTAGAACATAACATGTATGGCAAATATGATTTTAAATTGAAAGGGAAGAAACTAAAATGAAAGTAAAATATATAGGTGTGAGTTTTGGCGTAGAAGGACTTACAAATGGAAAAATATATGATGTAATAGGAATAGAAGATTATATGTTAAGAATAATAGACGATAGTGGAGAGGATTACTTGTATTCTGCAATAAAACCATGTTCATTAGAAGATAGTTCAAAATGTGGTGAGTGGGAAATAGTAGAGGATAACAATGATAAAGATTTAGAAAAATTGTTGTGTAAGGAGGAAAAATAAATGTATGAAGCTGGTGACAAAGTAAAGCTAAAAAATGGCTGCGTAGTAACGATAAGTGGAAAAGTATCAAGCATAGATATGACAGAAGGATATACAACTTATGAAATGGCTATTATATCGCCTGATATGATACAAGAAAAAATTAATTAGTTATTAATATTTTTAAATTATAAATAGGTGCTTGTGTTTCAGAGCAAGTTGAATGGAGGATGCAAACCTTACAGCCTATACCAAACAAAGTCGTAGAAATACGGCTTATTTTTATGCTTGAAAAAGCAAATTTATTTAAGTTGCAGAAATAGCAACGGAAAAGGAGAAAATTATGGAGTTCTTAAAAGAAATTTTAGGAGAAGACTTGTTTAATCAAGTCAAAAACAAAGTAAGTTCTTATAACGAGAAAGTCGATAAGGACAAAAAAATAAGTATTGCTAATGTAAATGGTGGAGAATTTATTGCGAAAGCAAAATATGACCAACTAAAAACAGATTTAGACAATATAAAAACATCTTTAGATACTGCAAATACAACAATAGCAGATTTAAAGAAAAATAATGGAGATAATGCAGATTTGCAACAAAAAGTTAGTGATTATGAAACAAAAATTGCTGATTTAGAGGCAACAGGCAAGGCAGAAAAAGCCAAAATGTTAAAAGAAATTGCAATAAAAGATGCATTATATGCTGAAAAAGCAAAACACCCAGAATTACTTATTTCAAAATTTGATTTATCTAAGATAATATTAGATGAAAAGGGAGAAAATGTAGTTTCTGGAATAGAAGAACAAATGAAGTCTAATAAGGAAACTTATAAAGATTTATTTGGAGAAACAGAACAACAAGGTGGGGCATATCACTATACTCCAAATGGCGGAGAAAATAAAGGTAATAGTGGTGCAACAGATTTTGTTGGAATAATTAAAGAAAATCAAGCAAGAAAAATTTAAGACATTTTATATGTCTTTTTATTTTACCAAAAAAAGAATAGGAGGAATGAAAAATGGGTTATTTAAAAGATGAGCTACAAGGTTTTGTACCTGTAGAACAAGCAACAGAAATAATGAAAGATGTAGCTAGAGGTTCTAGCATATTAAGATTATCTAAAGTATCTCAAATGGAAAGTGATACTAAAAAAATACCAGTAATGACAGAAGGAGCTGGAGCATACTGGGTAGGAGAAGGAGAAAGAATAAAAACTTCTAAAGCTGGTTGGATTTATCCAGAATTAAAGGCTAAAAAACTAGCAGTTATTATACCAGTAACAAAAGAAAAACTAAATGATACAACAATAGATGTATTTAGTGAATTAAAAGAAAGTATAGCAGAAGCATTTTATAAAGCTATAGATGCTGCAGCTATATTTGGAACAAACTCACCATTTGAAAGAAATATTATGAAATGCGTTGAAAAAGCAGGAAATAAAATAGAAATAGGAACAAACGGAGAAGGAAAACTAGATTTAGATGTTGCTGATGCAATGGCAACAGTTGAAGATGCTGGTTATGATGTAAATGGTTTTGCAGCAAAAATCGGTATTAAAAACTCTTTAAGAAAATTAAGAGATGGAAATGGAAATCAATTATTTGTTGATGGAGTAAATGGAAAAGAACTATATTCACAACCAATAGAATTTTCAAGAAATGGAGCTTGGGATAAAACTAAAGCTGAATTAGTTGGTGCAGATTGGGATAAATCTTTAGTTGGTATTAGAGATAGTTTAGAATATGAAATATTAAAAGAAGCTACTTTAGAAGGTACTGTGGATAAAGATGGAAAACCAATTTCATTAGCAGAACAAGACTTAATTGGTATTAAAGCAACAATGAGATTAGCATATTTACCAATTAAGGATGAAGCTTTCTGTGCTGTAGTTCCAAAAGGTTCTCTAGGAGAATTAACTGTAGAGTCTACAGCAGGAACAACAACAGGGAAAACAGCAATTACTGTTGAACCTGCTAAAGCAGAAGGAAATAGTTACAAATATAAAGTAGCTGCTAATCCAACTATGCCAAAATATGGTGATGTTTGTACATCAGGATATACAAATTGGAATGGAACAGATGAAATTTCAGGAACTGCAGGACAAAAAATAGTAATTGTTGAAGTAGATTCTGACAATAAAGCTAAAAGAGCAGGAACAACAACATTAACTGTTAAAGCTGATTAGAAAGAGGGAGCTAGAAATAGCTCCTTTTGAGGTATAAACATGATAGATAATGTGAAAGAAGTTAAACAAATATTAAATATTACGGATGATAAGTTAGATAGTTACTTAAAGTTCTGCGAAAAGAATATATCAGATAAGATATTAGATAGATGCCATATAGAAACTATACCAGAACGATTAAATTCACTTATACAAGAGTTTTTAATTGAACAATATAATCTTAATAAAGAAGGTGTTGGAGAAGGTAAAAAACAAGTTTCTAGTGCTTCTGATAATGGACAAACTGTAAGCTTTCAAGTTGTGGGTGGAGTAAACTCTATGTCTAAAAATGTAGATGAATTTCTGGATAGAAATATGGCTACTTTAGTCAAATATAGAAAGGTAGAGTGGTAATTATGCAAATACCTGAAATATTCGAACAAACAATAGCTGATACATTTTATGACAAAGAGATAGAGATATGGACATCTGGAACAATAAAAGATGATGAAGGTTCTATAATAAGAAATGGAAAACTAGATAAACTAGATAGTTTTAAAGGCAATTTTCAATTTTCTACAAGAGAGTATATTCAACAAGAGTATGGCAAAGAAATAGAAGCTAATGCGATAGTTACCTGTAGCAAAACAAGAGCTGAAATAGGCAATATTTTAATATATGACAATAAAGAATATACCATAAAAAGTTTAGTGCCTTCTGACAGCCATATAACTCTTTTAGTGGAGGGATAATATGGCTAGTATAGAAGGATTAGATGAATTACTTGCAACTCTATCTGAATTAGGTGGAAATGCAAAAGAAAGTTGTAGAAAAGGGCTTGAAAGAGGAGCAAAGAAGATACAAAAAAATGCTAAATATTTAGCACCTGTTAAAACTGGTCAACTTAGAAACTCTATAAAAACTAAGTCTCAAACTACACAAGAAGGAGCAGAGGCACAAGTTTTTACAAATGCTGGACACGCACCTTACGTTGAATTTGGAACAGGTCAAAGAGGAACAGAAAGCAATATAGATAGGCCCGAACGGAATATCTTATAAAGCTGACTGGAAAGGACAAGCTGCACAACCATATTTAACCCCTGCATATTTGCACGCAAAGAATACCGGAGAAGTAGAACAGGAAGTAATTAAATCAGTAAGTCAAGAAATTAGAAAGCTAGGTGGTAAATAATGAAGAATTTGAAACCACAAATATTAAAAAAATTAGAAGAAATCTCAGATGTTGAGATTTCTTATTTTTATCCACAAAAGTGGAGTGAATTAGACAAAAAACCTGCTATTTCTTATTATGAAATGGATAATTCAATGTCTAGCAAAGCAGACGACGAAGAATATAGCAGTAATATTTCTATTCAAGTAGATATATGGGCTAAAAGTTCAAGTAAATGCTCTAAATTAGCTATTGAAGTAAATAAAAAAATGGAAGATTTAGAATTTGAAAGAACATTAGCTATGGATTTATTTGAACAGGAAACAAAAATATATCACAAAACAATGCGTTTTGAAAAAGAAGAAATTTTATAAAGGAGGGCGCTAATCATGCCAAAAAAAGCTTTAAGAGGTTTAAGTGGAATTAAAGTATTTGAATTATTAGAAAATACAGAAACAAATTATAAAGTAGGAGAAGCTGTAGATATACCTTATGCACAAAAACTAACAAGAGATACTCAAACATCAAATGATCCAATCTATGCAGACGACGAGATATATGATGATGAAGAAATATTTGATGGAGAAAATTTTGAATTAGAAATTCCAGAAGCAGATTTAGAATTAATGTCAATATTTGAAGGTGGAACTTATGATGCACAGTCAAAAGAATATTCTTGGGGTCCAGATAATCAAAGTAAAGATTACGCAATGACATTTAAAGCTAAAAGAAAAGACGGGAACTATAGAATGTTTAGATATTATAGAGCTAAATTCAAAAAAGTAAAACAAGATTTACAAACTCAAGACAATGGAACACAAGTTGCAACATTAACAATAAGTGGAACATTCTATAAGAGAGCTTTATTATCTGATGCAAAAGTCAGAGTGTATAAAGATAGTACAGGCTCAAGTGACCTAACTTGGTTAAATACAATACCTACTGTACCAACAACAGAACCAGTACAAAACGGAGGGTAGAAATACTCTCCCTAACTTATTTAGGAGGAAAATGAAATGACAAAAAGTAATGAAACAAAAAGTTTACCAAAAGTAAAAAGAATACATGGTGTAGAGATTGAAAAAAAGCCTTGTGGCAAATATTTTGAGGCTCTACAGACTTTAAAGGATTTGCCAGAGGACTTTATAAAAGAGTTGTCTGACAATGGACAAGATTTTAAATTATCAGAAATGTTTACAATAGAAAATATTATGACATTAATAACAAGATTACTTATAGTTATACCAAATTTTACATTTGAATTTTTATCTAAATTAATGGAAGTAGATAGAGACATATTGGAAAGTCAACTTACACCTAAAGAATTACTAGATGTTATACAAGAGTTTTGGAAAGTAAATGAACTAGAAAGTTTTTTCGACCAAATGAAGCCAATATTGAACAAGATCACAACTCTAATTGGCTTCAAAAAACAATTGCCATCTGCATAAAGATAGGTATAAGTAAAAGAGAATTTTTAGAAGATTATTATCCAGACGAAATCCCTATAATTATGCAAGAATATGCAGAATTAAACAAAGTAAGTAATAGTGATGAAGAAGAAGTAGGAGCAGAAGATTTTTAACAATGTGACAAGTTTCGACAGACTTCGACATTTTATATATGTTATTCTTTTAATAGGAGGGGATAATGTATGAAGGAAAAATTGAAAAGTTGGAAGTTATGGGTAGGAATTATTGTAGTAATTCTAATTGTATTAGGAATAGTTTTTATAAATAATAGTGGTCAATCAATTAATACAAGTACAAAATGCAATAAAATAGGTAAAGAAATAAAATTATCGAATAATATAAGAAAAGAATTGTATGAAACAGTAAAAAAAGATATAACAAACAACTTAAAAACTCCGTCTACGGCAATATTTCCAAAAATGAAAGAATGGAATATTAGAGTTGATTCTAACAATGTAATAGAGGTAAATTCTTATGTAGATAGTCAAAATAGTTTTGGAGCAATGCTAAGAACTAATTTTAAGCAAAGATATATACCTATTAACGAAGATGAATACTTATGCATCTATAAAGAATTTAACAATGAGACAGAATTTGATATTACTGAAAGAGCAGAGAACAAAAAAGTTATAAATAAAAA